TTTCACGACCACGCCCCCTCGCTGGAAAAGGCTGGAACGGGGTCGCATACTAACCAGCCCCGGGAGCCAAAGGGCACCCCGAAGGGCGGGCAGTTCGCTTCTGCCGTTTCATCCCTTGAGGACTCCGACGACATGTTCGGGGTCCCAGCAAACGGAGAATGGAAACACAGCCCCATCGATTACGCGGAGCAGGATCACGAGTTTGCTCGATGGAGGAATTCGGGTAAAGACAACATATCTTCGTCCATAGCTTCTGCCCGTGTGGAGCCAGTCCACCCCTCGACTTTAGTTTCTGATCAGAGGTCAGTCGAAAGTGGCAAACTTCTCGGGATAAAGGAAGGCGGGGGTTTATCCGTTCCTATCACAGTGGTTAGAACATCCACTAATAACTACATATATGACGGAAACCACCGGGCTTCGGTGGCTTCTATCCTCGACGATTACATCGAGGCCAAGATAGTGGATGTCCGCTCCGTAAAGAAGGCGCACAATCCCGGGCAGCCCCGGGAACCGAGGGGCACTTCGAAGGGGGGGCAGTTCGCTTCGAAGAACGGGGGTGGAGCCCTGACTGCCGCACAGGCTGCAGAAATGGGCGTGGCGGACGTCTTCGTCGGCAAGGTGACGCCCGGGGAGGTCCAGGCCCTCCGAAAAGCCATCGCCGACAAGGAACCGCAGGACGTAGTCCTCGACAAGATGGCCCCGATCTATCGGTCGATCCCGTCCGCCGGGGAGCCCACTTTGGTCCTCGACAAGAGCGGCAATCCCCCGAAGGGTTTCTTCGCCGACCGGAAGTACAACGTCGGAGACCGGCAGGTCGGCACAGACGAGGCACTGGACCACCTGACCCGGGGGGCAGTCGGCTTTGCTGGCAAGGACGGCGTCGCCCTTGACCGGACGGCGACCCTGCTGCTCGGGCCGTCTGCTGCCGGGAAATCCACCTTCGCGGAACACATGGCGAAGAAGTCCCGTTCGGCCATCGTCGACCCGGACGAGGCCAAGAAAATCATCCGGGGGTACAACGGCGGTCTAGGAGCCAACGAGGTTCATGAAGAGTCGAGTATCATGAGCCGCATGGTCGAGAAGCGTCTCACCAGAAGCGGGGCGAACATGATCATCCCCACTGTCGGCGGAAACGCGGACGGCATCGCCCGGAGGGTTGACAGGCTGCAGCGGGCAGGGTACAAGGTCAATGTTGTCGACGTCCACGTTGACAAGCACGAGGCCACTCGCCGAATGGCTGCCCGAGCCCTCAAGACGGGGAGGCCAATCGGCAGGGACTATGTAATCAACGTTGGCGACAAACCATCGAGGACCTATGAGCAAGTCAAAACCAGAACAAACGGGTACGCCCGCATCAATGCAAACGGGACTTTCGGTACCGACCGAGTTACGGAGTCCTCAGGGATCGACCTCTTTACCACCGGAGAGCCCGTACTCGGAAAGAGCGGAGGAGGCGGAGGAGAACTTCGCGGACTTGCTGGACGATGGGGAGTTCCCGGACCTCTTCGACCCGAAGAAGGACTATCTGGCGGGGCTGCCGATCTACAAAAAGTAGCCGACCTCCCGGGTCGTGGCGTCGAGGACGTTCCCCTCCACCCGCTTCGTCCGGAAGTGGCCGAAAAGGAGGAGGCCCTGCGCCTTCGGATAAAGGCGGTCTTGTCAGAGCTTGGACAGAGTGTTTCCCTGCAAGTCAAGAAAGCTCTAGACAAGGTGGCGAAGGCTCAGTATCCAGATGACTTCGACACCGACCAATTGCTTAGCAGTCTTGACTTTAGTGTCCTCGCGGCACTGCAAGCCGACCTTGAAGAGAATATCTCTGCCGTGTACTCTGAGAGCGGACGGGTCGCTTCATCCGAATTCGGCGGCGCAGTGGATGCCGACAGTCTTGTGGATAAAGTCAACGCCAGAGCGGTAAATTGGGCAGCAGAGCGGGCGGCGGAACTGGTCTCCCTCGACGATGGCGAGCCCCTCCTCTTCGCCTCGACCCGCGACATGATCCGGGCCGACATTGCCAACGGCATGACCGCCAACCTGTCGACCGGCCAGATCGCTAGCATTCTGGAGGAGAATTACGCGTTCTCCGAGGAACGGGCTACCCTGATCGCCGCTACCGAAATCACCAGCGCAAACAGCATGGGCGCGCTGGCCTCCTACGAGGTCGCCGAGGAGATGGGTGTCCCAGTCAAGAAGTCGTGGTTGACGACCGAAGGGGCCTGTGGCATCTGCCACGAGAATGAAAGCGCCGGGGCGATCCCGCTGGACGAGGAGTTCCCCTCCGGGGACATGGCCCCGGGGGCTCACCCCAACTGCCGCTGCGTCGTCTTGCCGGAGGTCCAGGAGTAAATCTCCCTCGGGTTGACAACCACTCTCCCTTGCTTCTGGTTTTCCTTGGATGGTACATCGGCGGCTATGATAACCCCGGGCTTCTACAGCATCACGATCATGAGGAGGGCCACCTTCGGTCAGGTGATCCAACTCAAGGGTTCGGACAAGCAGCCCATCAACATGTCCGGGTATTCGGTTGCTGCTACTGCACTGAACCACGACCGGACGGCCAAGCTGGCCGATTTCACGGTTACTTGGGTCGATCAGAGCATCGGCAAGTTTTCCCTCGGCCTGACCGCAGACCAGACTTCGGAACTGTCGGTCAACGGCAACTGGGAACTCATGGTAACAAACCCTGACGGGAGCAAGGATTTCTGGCTCCGGGGAGAAATGGTGGTGGTTTCCTGATGGCCGAGGTCGTAGTAAGCCAAACCCCGGTCCAAGTCGTGGTGGAACCCACGGAACCCGGGGTTGTGTCTCTCATTTCCCCCGGCCCCCAAGGCCCTGTTGGCGGTGCGACCAAAATCGACGTCGCTTCCGCCGGTACTTGGGTCGTCCCCCATGGTCTCGGTCGTCCTCCCATCACCCAAGTGTGCCTCGCGTCCGGGGAAGTGGTGATGGCGGACGTATTCGTCGATAACGTCAATGTAACTGTCGTTCACGCGGTCCCGACCGCCGGGTTTCTAAATTTGCTGTAGGAGTGGTTCGAAATGAAAGTAATGAACGGACTGGACCTCCAGTCGCAGAAGATCACCAACCTTGCTGATCCGTCGTCTGTCACCGACGCTGCCAACAAGCAGTACGTTGACAACGTGGCCCGGGGCCTTACGTGGAAAGCACCTGTTCGGGTCGCCACGACTACCAACGGCACCCTTGCTACGGCCTTTGCGAACGGGCAGAGCATCGACGGCGTGACACTGGCCACTGGCGACCGCATCCTGATCAAGGACCAGTCCACCGGGGCCGATAACGGCATTTACACGGTCAACGCTTCCGGTGCGCCAACCCGGGCCACTGACGCCGATGGCGGCACCGAGTTGTCTCCCGGAACTGCGGTCACTGTAACCGAGGGGACCGCCAACGCCGACAAGGCGTTCATAATCATCTCGGATGCGGCCATCACCATCGGCACCACCTCCCAGACTTGGGGCCAACTCGGTGGCGGCACCACCTACACCGCCGGGAACGGCATCAACGTTGCCGGTTCGGTGATCAGCGCGGTCGGCACCACCGGTCTCACGGTCAACGGCTCGGGTATCGGCGTCGACACTTCGGTCGTCGCCCGCAAGTACAGTGCCAACATCGGCAATGGCTCGTCGACTTCGATATCGGTCACCCACAACCTCGGGACGAAGGACGTCACCGTCGCCATCCGGGCGAATGCGGATGACGCCCATGTTCTCGCCGATGTCGTCAGCACCGATACCAACAATGTCACCATCACTTTCGCCACGGCCCCGGCCAGCAACGCCTATCGGGTGACGGTCATCGGCTAATGAAGGCCGTAAACCCGTTTACGTTGATAGCACTGGCTGTTGCCAGTGGTGCCACTACACCTGTCCCCTCGGGGGGCGCGGGGTCGCTTATTTGGTCCACCACGACCGGGGGGCCTCTGGTCTGGACGGGCAGCCAGTGGACGGGCGTCGGGACCGGTGCCGGAACGGGGGACATTCTGGGTCCGGCGAGTGCCACGGACAACGCCATCGTTCGGTACGACACCACGACCGGGGAGCTTGTTCAGAATAGCGCGGCTACGGTCAGTGACGATGGGGTGATCCGGTCGGCGACGAACAGCGGAGCCAATGCGGTTTCCGTCCCTCTGTGTAACTGGGTGATGCAGACTGCCGACCGTACGTTGACCAGTACGACGTCGGTTCAGAAGCTTTTCGACACTACCACCAATGGGACCCTCACCCTGCCGACCGGGGTGTACAAGTTCCACGCTTTTCTTTACCTTACTGGCATGTCGGGGACTTCCGGCAACCTGTCTTTCAAACTTCTTGGCGGCGGCACGGCCACGATGGGCCGCATCGGGTACACCAATTTCGGTATCGACGCCGCTTCGCCTCTGGCCGGTGCTGCCCAAACGGGTTCGGGCGCGGTGACGGAGGGCAGCGAAGCGTCCATCGTGTCTGCCACTACGAGCACGGGTCTTATCGTAACCTCCGAGGGTATGTTCCGAATTTCGGCTGCGGGAACGATTGTCCCAAGTGTCGCTCTAGTGACGGCTGCAGCCGCTACGGTGAAGGCGGGCACGTTCTTCTGCGTTGAGAAGGTCGGGGAAAGCAGCGAGACGTACTTGGGGGCTTGGACCTGATGAAGGCCCTTAACCCGTTCTCTCTTATCGCTTTGGCCGTGGCGGTTGGTGCCACCACTCCCGTCCCCTCCGGTGGGGCCGGGTCAGCGATCTGGTCCACCACAACCGGTTCTCCGCTTATCTGGGACGGTGTACGTTGGACGCCGTTCGGCAGGGGGGCGGGCTCCGGCGATCTGGTTGGTCCGGCCAGTGCCACGGACAACGCTATAGCCCGTTATGACACCACCACCGGAAAACTGGTCCAGAACAGCGCCGCAACAACCGGTGATGATGGAGCCATCCGTTCAGCCACGAACAGTGGAGCCAACGCCGTTTCGGCACCGCTTACCAATTGGCTGATGCAGACTGCTGGTTATACATTGGCCAACTCTGCAGCAACCATGCAGAAGGCGTTCAACACCTCGACGAACGGCACCCTTACGCTGCCAACCGGAGTGTACAAGTTTCGGTGGTGGGTTTACGTCACCGGAATGGGAACCGGTAACAGTCTGAGTTCCGATCTGCTCGGAGCGGGGACGGCTACGCTCGACCGGATAAGTTTCCACATTATTGGGCTCCGTAACACCATCTCCAGTACCGGTGCCCGCACCGGTTCGGCGTCGGTCACTACGGCCAGTACCGTCCCCATTACTGGCACGAGTGGCACGGCTGGCGATATTTCGGCACTGTCGCGGGGCATGTTCCGGGTGTCGGCGGGTGGCACCATCATACCCAGTGTGGCGACACAGAACGGGACATCGAACGCGCTGTCAAAGGCGGGCAGTTATTTTATAGTTGAAAAGGTCGGGGAAAGCGGCGAGACGTATGTCGGAAACTGGACCTGACCGCTCCCCAGAAACGCCGGAAACCGGGGTGCTCCCCCGATGGCTTCTATTGATTTACCATTTCTCTTCGCCCGGGTCTCGTCCTGTGTTCTTTTCCGTCTCGCAATTTCGAGGGAATAGATGTCCGAACTGAAAATCTTTGTTCCGATCAAAAAGATCGACGAAGAGCATCGCCTTGTCTATGGCACGGTCGCTGCACAGGTGAGGGACAACTCCGGCGAGACTTTCGACTACGACAAATCGAAGCCCTACTTCGAGAAGTGGTCGGACAACGCGTACCAGACGAGCGGCGGCAAGAGCTACGGCAACGTTCGGGTCATGCACACTAGCAAGGTTGCGGGATTGGTCGCTTCTCCCCTCGGTTTCAACGACGAGGACAAGACCATCGAGGCTTGCGCCAAGGTCGTCGACGACGAGGAATGGAAGAAGGTCCTCACCGGTTGCTACACCGGGTTCTCCATGGGCGGGCGCTATGTCGAACGCGTCAAGAAGGGGGAAGATACCCACTACGTGGCGGACCCGGTCGAGATATCTCTGGTCGACAAGCCCTGCATCCCGACTGCCACCTTTTCGGTGATCAAGGCGGACGGGGTGATCGAGGACGACCACCGCTTCGATATGTCACTTTGGGATGACGGCACCCTCGATCTGGAGAAAGTCCAGCCCCGGGAGCCGAAGGGTAGCTCCAAGGGCGGGCAGTTCGCCAGCACCAAGGGCGGCGGCAGTGCCCATGTTGCCCACGGGGGCTCTGACGCTTCGGGCCATGGCGGCTCCGCCTCTCAAGGGACGTTGAAGCACCACTCCCCGGCGGAAGTCGGTCAGAACGAAGCCAAGAAGGACGCCCGGTACGTCGAGCGTCGTCACGGCAGAGACCCGGGCAAGCTTCGGGAAGTGGCGGCGCACCACGAGAAGACAGCCGCCAATTACCGTAAAGCCGGTGTGGACCACTCGACCGTTTCCCAGATCGAGCATCAGGCGGCGCACGTTCGGCGGATCGCCGACAAGTGGGAAACGGAAACGAAGAAATCAGACGGAGGAAATGCAATGTCGCAGTACGTCCCCACTAACGACGAGGTTCTCCCCTTCGCCCGTGAACTCGCCAAGGCGGCGGGCAATGAAGGCGGCTGGATCGACTTCGTCGAACAGGCCCGGGAGCAGATGATGTCGAAGGCGGACGGCGACAAGCACGACTCCGAGACCAGCGAGGGGGAGGACTGCATCAAGTGTGCGGACATGGCGCAGAAGAAGGACGAGGGCTCCGAGGAGGAGACCGAGGGCGAGGAAGGTTCCGGCGGCTCCGAGGAGGAGACCGATGGCGAGGAAGGCGGGGATAAGCCGGATGCGCCCGAGGAGGAGACCGAGGGCGAGGCCAAGAAGGCCGACGAACCCGAACTGCAGCAGGGCTGGAAGGCCAAGGACGGTTCGTTCCACCTCAAGAAGGCCGACGCCATCGCTCACAACGCGGCTATCGATGCCGCCATGGCCGACGAGGGCGCGGTAGAGAGCGAATTGGTCAAGAGCCTTCGCTCTATCGCTGACGATGTTTCGGCCCTCGCCAAGGGCGAGGTCCCCGGCCCGAATGACGACGACAGCGACGGCGATGACGGCTCGGTCGAGAAGACCGAAGTCGAGGGATGGGCCGACCTCTGCGCCAAGGCGGAGGAACTCGGCATCGACGCCGATGGTCGTCCTGCCCTCGCCAAGTCGATGTACGGCGTCAGCCGTCTCGCCTCCTGTCTCCGGGAGGTCGCTTCGATCCAGATTTCCACCGCCCGGGAAGCCAAGCGGGAGGAGGACAACAGCCCACTCCCCGGCATGATCACCGAAGCGGCCAGCAAGCTCGGGGACACCCTCGTCGCGATGGCGAAGGAAGAAGTCGAGGAACTGATGGCGCAGATTGCCAATGACGGCCAGGGTTCGAGCGACCCCGCCCTCGCCACCGAGGGACGGTACGACGACTACTTCGAACTGGCGGCATCGACCATGGGCCTCGCCAAGAGCGACTTGCTCGACGGTCTCAAGAAGGCCGACCCGGTCGAGCAGCCCGAGGACGAAATGGTTCTCAAGCTGGACGAGGCCAATAAGCGCGCTGACGAAGCGATGGCGAAGGCCGACGCTGCCACCGGGGAACTCGACACGGTGAAGGACCTCGTCAAGAGCTTGCAAGCAAGCATCGAAGAACTCAAGAAGCAGCCTCAGCCGAAGGCACCGACAACGGTGGTGACGAAGGGCGACGAGGCCGGTCCTGCGGCACCGGTCGACAACCCGCTCAGCAAGTTCACCCCCGACCAGTTGGCTGATGCCGCTTTCCGCCTTGCTCACCAGCACGGGCAGCACCTCTCGCTGTCCATTGCCGGGGGCCGTTAACGAATACAGGTCCGTGGGGCATGGCCGACCGGGGACGGGGAGCCAGCTTTTCGGACCAGTAGGCAACCGGGGACGGGAGCCTTTTGGGACCACACATTCAGGAACGTCTAGTCCCGCGTTCCACCGATGAAGGATAACTGACATGAACCCCGAAACTCTGCAAATGATGCAGGAGGCGCTCATGAAGTCCTTTTCGGCTCCGATTGCTGATCCTCGGTTGCCGGAAGGTCTCGCCAAGAGCACTTTCTCCCAGTCTGGTTCCGCCACGAGCGGCCTGACTTTCTATGACCTCGAACTCGGCGCGAAGTTCCTCTACCCGGTTCTGACGCCGCTGCGCAACATGCTCCCCCGCGTCTCCGGCAAGGGCGGCATTCAGGCCAACTGGCGCGCAGTCACCGGCATCAATACCGCCGGTCTCCGCATCGGCGTCTCTGCTGGCAACCGTGGCGCGGTCATGGCCGTCAGCACGGCGGACTACACCGCTTCCTACAAGGGGATCGGCATCGAGTCCAACGTCGACTTCGAAGCGCAGTACGCTGGCCAGGGTTTCGATGACGTTCGCGCCATCGCCGCCCGCTCCGGTCTGGAAGCCCTCATGCTCGGCGAGGAAATCCTGCTCCTCGGCGGCAATGGCTCCCATGCCCTCGGCACGACCCCGACGCCGTCGCTTTCGGCCCTGACCTCGGGCGGCGGTCTCTCCGACAGCACGATCCGGGTTGCCTGTGTCGCGCTGACCCTCGACGGCTTCGTCAATGCCTCCGTTACCGGCGGTATCCAACAGGCGATCACCCGCAACAACGCGGATGGCTCGTCGGATGTCTTCGGCGGCGGCTCGGCGCAGCCCTCGGCGGAAACGACCATCACCCTCTCGGGCGGTACTGCGGTTCAGGCCGTGGCTTGCACGGTGACGGACGTCAAGGGTGCCCTCGGGTACGCTTGGTTTTGGTCGTCGGCTGGCGCTGGCACTTCGCGTCTCGGCGCGCTGACCACGGTCAACAAGCTGACCATCACCACCACCATCGGTGCGGGTTCGCAGCTTTATTCGTCGCTGACCGCGTCGGATAACTCGGCCAACAACCTCGTCTTCGACGGCCTGATCACTCAGGCTTGCAAGACGGGCTCGAACTCGTACTACAAGACCCTCAACGGTTCGGCGCTGACCAGCGACGGCAACGCGGGTATCGTCGAAATCGACGATACCCTCAAGTCGTTCTGGGACAACTATCGCCTGTCGCCGGAGGACATCTGGGTCAACTCGCAGGAAGCCCTGTCGATCAGCAAGCTGCTGGCGACCGGGTCGGGTTCGACCTCGAACTACCGCATCAACATGGACGTCCGCGATGGCATGATCGCTGGCGGCATCATGGTCAAGGAATACCTCAACCGGTTTTCCATGGCGGGCGGTCAGGTCCTCAACATCCGCATCCACCCCAACCTCCCGGCTGGCACGATCCTGTTCACCACGAACAAGCTCCCGTACCCGCTGGCGAATGTGGCGAATGTGGCGCAGGTCCGTACCCGGCAGGACTACTACCAGATCGAATGGCCGCTCCGCTCGCGCAAGTACGAGTACGGCGTCTATGCCGACGAGGTCCTGCAGCACTACTTCCCGCCGAGCCTCGGTGTGATCCGCAACATCGCCCCGTCCTAAGGCCGGGTCGGTGAAGCTTGAGGGGGTGCCTTCCGCCGAGGGTGCCCCCTCTACCCTCCCCCTCTAGAGTTTTTGTGAGGATTGCCAAAATGAAGTTGGTTGCACCAGCCCTTATCGCCTCCCTCTCCATCGACGGCGTCGAGTACGCCCGGGCCGAGGACGGCACTTTCGATGTCGCCGAACACCACGTTCCCGAGGCCATTCTTCATGGCGCGGTCCCGTTTAACCCGGACCATCCGACCGGTGGCGTCGACCCCGACGCGCACATCGTCCTCGGCCCGACCGGCGAGTATCAGGACCCCGTGTTCCTCCCGGTCGACGACGAAGGCCACGACGAAGGCCACGGAGCCCCGGAGGGCACTGATATAGCGGATCAGGCCGACGATGCGTCCGGAGATACCTCGTCGGGCGCGGGAGATACCACTCCGCAGTCGAGTCAGGCCGACGACGAGCCCTCCGCCATCGCTGACGATGTCTCCGCTATCGCCAAGGCCCTCGAAGGCAACCCGGACTTCGACGCCATGTCCCGCGACGAGATGCTCGACTGGCTCCTCGGCATCGGCATTGATCTGCCGAACAATTCGTCCAAGGATCGCGCCCGTGCCGCCATCGACGATGCGGTCGCCGAGTACACTGCCACCCTCGTTTCGTAATCGGATAGCCGATGGCCTTCGACCTCTATTCTTGGTTGACTAACCAGTCTCCCCCGGAGTTCTCTCCGGGGACGATGCCCCTGACCAATGTCCGCAGGGTAAGGGACTGGATCAACCCCGATCAGGGGAATTTGGTCTCGCAAAGCGACAAGACCCTCGCCCGGACCATCTTGGGCGTCAGCCGACTGGCGATGTCCGCCATGAACCGGGACACACTGGCCAGAGTCGTCCGGACCGAGAGGTACAAGTCCATCCGGACCCTCCGTTTGGCCCTGAGGAGTTGGCCCGCTTTCGGCCTGACCTCGGTCAAGGTCGGCCTCGCTGCCGCCCGGGTCGACGGGTTTTCGATAGAACTCCCGGTCGGCGGGGCGCAATGCCTCGTGGCCTCCCCCAGTCAGGGCGTGTCCCTGTGGGGCGGGGCCGAGGATATCGAGGTGGTCTATCAGTCCGGGTTCGTCAAGTACGAGGACCTCGTCGTCCCCCCGCTTGCCCCCTACGTCGTAACCCCCTCCAGCGCCGTCCTGATGATGGAGGGGGTGATCGACCCGACCACGGAAGCGGCGGTCCCCTATACCGTTCGGTCGGACGGCGACATCGACTTCGCGTCAAACAAGGCGAACGCTACTGTCCGCCTGATTTACAGCTACGTCCCGGAAGACATCGAGCAGGTGGTGATCGAGGAGACCGCCTTGGCTTTCCGGAGCCGCCAACGTATCGGCGAGGCGAGCAAGGCCCTTGCCAACGGCGGGGGCACGGTCTCCTACGTTCCCCGGGAACTCGGCAGCATCTCCCGGATGGTCCTCGACAACTACAAGAACAGGGCTCCGCTGTGATACGGGTCGATATAGAGGGGGACGACCGCCTCTTCGCCCGGTTAAACGCGATGCCGAACGCTTTGCATTTGGCCCTCCTCCGCCGGTTGGAGCTTCTCGTCCTCAAGCTTGAGGCGAAGGTGAAGCGAGATAAGCTGTCGGGTCAGGTCCTCAACGTCCGGACCGGTGCCCTCCGCCGCTCCATCCACAACGTGGTGGAGGACCGGGGAAGCGAACTCGTCGGCAAGGTCCTACGTTCTGGCGCTGTTAAGTACGCGGGCATCCACGAGTATGGCGGCACGACCAAGCCCCATGTGATCCTGCCGAAAAAGGCCAAGGCGCTCTCCTTCATCTCGTCCTCTGGCAACCGGGTTTTTGCCACCAAGGTTAACCATCCCGGCTCCCGGATGCCGGAGCGTTCGTTCCTCCGGTCGTCCTTGGGAGACATGAAGACAGAAATCCTGTCCAGTTTCGCCCAAGTCACCAAGGAGGTGTCTGGTGGCCGATAGGAAGACGGTGTCTACCGCCCTGTTCGAACTCCTCAAGGGTATTTCGTGGGGGAATCCCGCTTCCGGTTGGGCTTACTCGTCGGAAAGGCTCCAGCACTGGGAGGACTGCCCGCAGCAACCCGCCCTTTACGTGCAGGAGGGGGACGAGCGGTGGACGCAGGTCACGCGGTTCGAAGCGATCCGGACTTGGGAATACAAGATCGTGGTTTATCAGGACTCGGCCAAGAACGAGTCAAACCCCCGGCCAGCCGACACCAATGACGCAATCATGGCCGCTATTGAAGCCGCCCTCGGGATGGATCAGGCCGGGAACCATCAGACCCTCGGGGGTTTGGTCCATAGCGTCAAGATCGTCGGCACCGTGTTGAAGGACTCCGGCGATCTGGACGGGCAGGGGTTTCTCGGCGTACCGATTGAAGTAATAGTCCCGTAGGAGAAACAGAATGAAGCTCAAGGCTCCACCGCATACCGCAGACGCCCACATCGGCGGTCTCGTTTTCACTGTCGACAAAAGCGGCTTTGTCGAAGTTCCAGAGGACACCCCTTCCGAGGTCGTCGCCAGCCTGATAGGTTCCGGCTTCACGAAGGAGGATGTTTCTGCCTCGGAGCCCAAGGGTTCCGGCGCGAAAACCGCCTCCGGTTCGGGGAAGACCTCCGGCGAGTGACGCCGATTTGAATAAGGGGAATTGAAACATGCCTACTTTCGGTTTCGGTTCGGGGGCACTTTGGGGCACTCCGCTCACGGACGCCACTGGCGCTGCCATCTCGAACCCGACCCCGGTCCTGTTCGGTACGCTGCAGGACTGCTCGGTCGACATCTCGGGCGATAACAAGGAACTGTACGGTCAGAACCAGTTCCCCGAGGTCGTGGCTCGCGGCAAGACCAAAATCCAGTGCAAGGCGAAGTTCGCCCGGATCAACGGTCTGCTGCTGAACAGCCTGTTTTTCGGCCAGACCGTGACGTCGTCCATCGTCTCCGACTATTACGACACGGTCGGGTCGACGATCCCGGGGACGCCCTATCAGGTGACGCCGACCGTTCCCAACTCCGGCACTTGGTCCCGGGACCTCGGCGTCCGCGACGCCAACGGCAACCCGATGGTTCGCGTCGCCTCGGCACCGGCAACCGGCCAGTACAGCGTGTCGGCGGGCGTTTACACCTTCGCCGCTGCTGACACTGCCACCACGGTGTTCATCAGCTTCGCCTACACGGCAAGCTCGACCACGGCGAAGACTTCGACCGTCTCGAACCTCGCCATGGGCGCTGTGCCGACCTTCCGGGCTGACCTCTCCAACGGACTGAACGGCAAGAGCATCTCTCTCTCGCTGTTCTCCTGTGTGGCGAGCAAGCTGCAGTTCGCCACTAAGACCGACGACTTCAACATCCCCGAGTTCGATTTCTCGGCGTTCGCGAACTCGTCCGGGCAGGTGCTGCAGTGGGGGACGTCGGAATAATGGCGATCCTCACTATCGGCGGGAGGTCATTCGATATCGCTCCTTACAAGCTTGGCGACCTCAAGAAGGCTGCCAAGCACATCGACGCCATGAACGAGGTGGACGCGTCCTTCGAGGGCGCGGTCCAGTCTGGCAGCGATGCTCTGGCCATTCTCTTGGTCGGCATCAAGAAGCTGGACCCGGCCATGTCGCTCGAAGAACTGGAAAACATGACCGGTATGGAGGACCTCCCCCATATTGCGAGCGTCACCAGAACTCTGCTGGAGGAGTCCGGTCTCGCCAAGGGGGAAGCGACCGCTCCCCCGGCGGTACCGGTCGCCCCGGCGGGAGCAGCACCTACGATCAATTGACGGACATCGTCTGTGAGTTAGTAGCGGCAGGAGTGGAAGGCGGGTCCAAGGTGCGCATAGAGACCGATTGGAGTTTGGCCGATGTCGAGGACCAGCACTCCTTTTGGCTGCGAAACGGACCCCCCTCCAACATCGTGTTGACCCAGATTGCCGGGGTACTCGGCATCCGGTTTGAGGCGAAGCCGCAGGACGAGACCACGGACGACGAAGAACCAGTAAGGGGGGACGGCCCCTCGATCCTGGAATTGTCCAAGATGGTCGAGGCCCCCCGGGATATCGGCGGCACTCTGGAGGCGTCCAAGGCGGTGTTCTCCCTCATTAACTCCGGGGCAAGCCGATGAACGACAACGAAATCCAAATCCGGATTACCGGAACGCACGGGGAGCTAAAAAGCACCCTCGCTGCTGCCGTGTCGTCGGCCAAGGACGCTGCCGGGGAAATCAAGTCGTCTTTCACCAAGGCGGGGGAGGGGGCTTCCACCTCGTTCAAGGCGATGAAGGCCGACATCTCCAAGGTCTCCTCCGAAATGTCGGAGATGGCTCGGACTTCGACCAGTGCGGCGACCGCCAGCGCCCGGGCTTGGCTACAGGCCGACGCGGCCATCGAAAAATTGGCAAAGGCACAGGCCGAGGCTTCCCGGGAAGTGAAGGCGGCAAAGGCTGCCTATGAGTCCGGGCGGTCTTCTCTGGAGGAGTACAACGCCTCCTTGCTCCGCACCAAGGCGGCGCTCAACATGGTCGAGAACGAACACCGTCAAGCCATGTCGGAGCTTCGCAAGTCTCCCCCCGCGCAGGGGCCGGGGATCGGCGGAGGTCCCCCTGTCGGCTCCATCGGGTCTCTCAAGGGCACTCTGCAGGGTATTGGTATCGCGGTCGGCATCAACGAGATGCTGCAACTCGGGACGGCCACGGTCCGGTCCGCCGCAGAGTTCGAAAGGCTCCGCTCGGTTCTGGAAACGCTGGAGGGCGGCAAGGGCGGAGCCAATGCCCGGTTTGCTGACCTCAAGAAGTTCGCCACCGAAACTCCGTACGAACTCAGCGAAGTAGTTACGGCTTTTGCTCGATTGAAGGCTCAGGGCCTCGACCCAAGTAACGCGGCACTTCGGTCTTATGGTAACACAGCCTCGGCCATGGGCAAGTCGATCACCCAAATAATCGAGGCTGCCTCCGACGCAGTTATGGGCGAAAACGAACGTCTGAAAGAGTTCGGTATCAAGGCCCGAGACAACGGCAACACTGTAATATTCACGTTCAAGGGGATATCGACCGAGGTCAAGAAGACCAGCGCCGACATCCAAGCCTACTTGCTCAACATCGGCAACACGGACTTTGCCGGAGCGATGGAACGGCAGATGAAGACGCTAGGCGGGGCGTTTTCCAATCTCAAGGACGCTGCCGCCAATTTCGCGGACGAGGTTGGTCAGGGGGGCCTGTCCGCTGCAATCCGCGATGTCATCACCGAAATGACCGGCGCTGCCGGGGCCAGTGGGAGTTTGGCCAAAGAACTCGGCGGGGTTCTTGGTGAAACGATCCGTGCAGTGGCCGACATCGTCAAGACCTTCGGCGGGGTCGTCGGCGAGGTTTTCAACACGGTAAAGCAGATCGTTGGGGACGTTTTCGGCAAGAGCGCCGGGGACGCGTTCACTTTCGGGAACATCCTCAAGGCTGTTTCTATGATCGTCCGGGCTTTTGGCGACACTATCCGGGCCGTATTCACCATTATTGGGACCGCAGTTCAGACGGGCATCAACGCCTTCACCACCTTTGCCGATGTGGTGCGAAAAGCGATGGTCTTTGACTTCTCCGGGGCACTGGCCGCGTTGCAGAGCGGGATCAATCGGGAAGTCGAAATCGTCCGTGAAGGCGCGGACCGTATCAGGAAAATCCGGGCCGACGCCGCGAATGCCGGTGTGCGCATCCGGCAGGGCGACGGCTCGTGGGGCATCACGAGTAACGTCTCGGACTGGATGGCACCTAGTGCCCCGGCGGGAGGGCTCGCGGTGCCCGGAGGTGCCTCTCCGAGGACGGGAGGTACCGGTCGGAGTAGGACCGGCGGTGCCGGTGGGTCTAAGGCCGAGACGACCCGCACCGGGGAATGGCGGGACGAACTCCAGGACAAGCTGCTCGACGAGGAGAAGGCCGGTCGGGAAACGCTGTCTTTCACCGAAAAGTTCTGGCGGGAGAAGTTAGCCCTCGCCCGCAAGGGGTCGAAGGAAGAGAAGGAAATCAACCGAGAGCTTATCCGGACCCAGATATCCCTTGCTCGGGAAAAGTCTCAGGAAGACATCGCCGCCCTCCGCCATTTCGAGGAGTTGGACCGGTCGGCAGCCGAGAACGAAGTAGAACTTGCCCGGATGGTTCTGGACGAGAAACTCTCGTTGATCGACGAGGAGGAGAACGCTGGCCACATTTCCGCGTTGCAAGCCATCCGGGACCGGGCGCAAGTAAATCAAGAAATCATACGGCTCGAAAAGGAACTGGAGACAAAGCTCTACTCGATCAAGCTCGGGTCGTTGACCATGCAGCGCTCCCAGTACGCTAGGGGGACGGCACAGTACCGAGAATACACCCGGCAGATCGAGCAGATCGAAACGCAGCACCAACAGCGTATGCGCCAGATCGACGCTCAGGGCCAGAAGCTGCAGACGGCGGCGGATCGCCAAGCTTCGCTTGAGCGGACCCGGTTGCAGCGGACGGCCATCCAGCAGATCAGCCAATCTTGGGCCTCGACCCTGTCGCAGATGCTCACCCTGCAAATGAGCTTTAGCGAGGGTATCCGGGGCTTGTGGCAGGGGGTTCAGCAGATGATCGCCAACGCGTTGGCGACGGTCATCCAGAACTGGCTAACCCAGAAGCTCACCTCGATGATCATGGGCAAGGCCATCGATCAAGCAGCCGGGGCGGGACAGATCGCTGCCAACGCGGCCATCGCCGGTTCTGCCGCCTATGCCTCGACGGCGGCGATCCCGATTGTCGGCCCCGCCCTCGCCCCGGCTGCTGCCGCCACGGCCTACGGGGCCACCATGGCGTTTCAGGGTCTCTTGGCCGCTGGCAATAGCTTCGATGTCGGTGCTTGGAACCTGTCGCAGGACCAGTTCGCCAAGGTCCACGCGGGCGAAATGATTATCCCGCCCGAGATGGCCGGAGGCATGCGAAACCTGTTCCGGGCCGTGGGCGGGTCGAACGACAACGGTAGCTCCGCCCGGTTTGGCGGTTTCGGCCAGACTAGCAACAACTTCCACATCCATGCTATGGACGCGAAGGACGTTCGTCGTCTATTTATGGACCACAAGGGTCCCATAGCCGAGGCTCTCCGAAAGTACGCCCGCGACGGAGGTCGATAAACGTGTCGAATGAGGTGTTCCCCACGCTCAAGGGCCTCACCTTCCCGGTGATGAAGTCGCCTATTTGGTCGACCCGGGTTCAGGTCGGGGTGTCTGGCAAGGAAACCCGCCTCGGCCTCTGGAGCTACCCTATCTGGAAATACTCCATCCCCTTCGACTTCCTCCGCAGTGATAACGTCAATCTAGAGTTCCAAACCCTGATGGGGTTTTATAACTCCCGGTTCGGCCCACAGGACGACTGGTTGTTCAACGACCCGGACGACAACACGGCAGTAGCGCAGCAATTCGGGGTGGGGAACGGGTCGACCACGATCTTTCAATTGACCCGGACCCTCGGGGGCTTTGTGGAGCCGGTCCGGGCTACAATTGCTGTCACCGATGTTAGCGACAATGGCTCCACGGTCAACCCCGCGAATTATACCGTCAACGCCACGACCGGAAAGATCACGTTCACTTCGGCCCCGGTCTCGGGCCACGTGCTTACTTGGTCGGGGACGTACTATTGGAGGTGCCGCTTCCTTGACGATGAACTCAGCGCCGAAAAGTTCGCCAACCAGTTCTGGTCGGCGGGCGAGGTCAACTTTCAGAGTTGTAAATAATGAAGTCGATGTCAGGGCCTTTGGCCTCGCTCCTCAACTCCAACAACTACTTTGCCAAAGCCGACCTGTACACGTGGACGTTTCTCGACGGAACAATCGTCCGAGTGACAGACGCGGATATCGACCTCACCTTCGGGGGCCATACGTACTATTCGGCTGCACCCCTGATGGAGCGGACCAAGGTAACGGTTTCGGTCGGGGTGGAAGTCGACACAATCGACGTCACTATCAGCCCCAAAGCCCCCAACGCGGCCCTCGGGATAACTGGCGATCTGGTCAACGGCGTAACGTGGCAAGCGGCTGCCATAAGCGGATACATGGACGGGTCCGAGTTGCTCGTCGAAACTGCTTACATTCAGACATGGCCCACAGTGGTCGGAACTCTGCACGTGTTCCAAGGAAACGTGTCCGACGTTTTCCCGGAGAGGGCGTCGATCAAGGTGACAGTCAAGTCGGTCCTTGAACGACTGGCGCAGCCCTTCCCCCGGAACGTCTACCAGTCGGTCTGTCTGCACACGGTTTACGACGCCGGGTGCGGGGTGGCGAAGGGGAGCTTTACCGCGACGGGCACCGTCTCGGCCTCCCCCGCCCCGACGATCACCAGCTTCAAGACCGGGAACGCCGAGGCGGCGGGTTATTTTGATCAGGGGGTCATCACCTTCACTTCCGGGGCGAATAACGGGCTCAAGCGGACGGTCAAGAGCTACGACCCTTCGACCGGGTTCACCTTCGCCCTTCCCCTCCCGGTCGCCCCCTCCGCCGGGGACACTATCTCGGTATTTGCCGGGTGCGACAAGACCCTCGCCACCTGCCGTACCAAGTTCTCCAATCCCGACCGCTTCCGTGGCTTCCCGTGGATACCCAATCCCGAAACTGCCGCGCCCCCTCTCCCGGGTTACACGAAGACCAGTGGAAAATGATCGGTACGCCAGAAATCAGACAGGCGATCATGGACGAGGCCATGTCGTGGCTCGGCACCCCGTATCACCACAACGCCCGCCTAAAGGGAGTGGGCGTCGACTGCGCACAGCTTCCGGCTGCCGTTTACCACGCGGTGGGGTTGATCCCGAACCTAGAACCGGAGTATTCTCCCCAGTGGATGCTACACCGGGACGAAGAGAAATACCTAGAGTGGGTTCGGCCCTACGCCCGGGAAATCGGGCGGGAGGAGGTCCAGACCGGGGACCTCGTTATGTGGCGTTTCGGTAGGACCTACAGCCACAGTGCTATCGTTCTCAACAGGCCGACGATCATCCACGCCATGCAGCGGGGACGCCGGGTCATCCTCGGAGACATGGATCGCGACGCCGAGTTACTGGCTCGCCCCTCCCTTTATTTCAGTTTGTTCGAGGGTTGACCGGTGGGGGGGCGCAGCACAACCACCGTCGCCGACCGACATAGCTCGGTCCAGATACAGACGTCGGCATACGGCATCCCGCTCCCGGTCGTGTTCGGCACGAACCGCATCAGCGGAAACCTCGTGTGGTTTGGCAATTTCCAGGCCATCCCGGTCACTACTCAGACCGGCGGCAAGGGGATGGGTGGGTCGTCCACCAATACCACCTACGACTACAAGGCTGCCGCCATTTTGGGTCTGGCCGAAGGCCCCATCGCCGGGGTTGGCTCCGTCTGGAAGGACCGGGACAAGACTACTCTCGCGGACCTCGGCCTCACCCTGTTCACGGGCACCCAGTCGCAAGCTACTTGGAGCTTCCTCACCGGTTGGAACAACACGACCGACTTCGCCGTCGACGCGGCATTCGGGTACGCCGAGATGGGGGCCACCTTCGTCGATCAGGCGATCAACTACTCCTCCACCGCTTATTTGGCTTCCTCGTCCTACAACCTCGGGGACGCGGCGACGGTCCCCAACCACAGTTTCGAGGTTCAGGGCTTCAACATCATCGGGGGCGGCAACCCAGACGCCAACCCGGCGGACATCATCCCCGGCATCCTTACCCCTCAGCAATACGGCGTCGGGTTCTCCGGGTCGCAGATCGCGTCGCTCACCGATTACGAAACTTATTGCCAAGCGGTCGGCCTGTTCTTTTCCCCCGCATACACTCAGCAACGGGCGGCGGCGGACTGCATCAAGGACCTGTGTGATGCGTCGAACTCCGCCCCGGTGTGGTCGGGGGGCGTCCTCAAAATCGTACCTTACGGCGATACGGCAATCACCGGCAACGGCACTACTTTTACCCCGAACCTTACCCCGGTTTACGATCTGTCCGACGACGACTTCATCGAAAATCAGGGCGGACCGATCAAGATCACCCGGACGACGCCAGCCGACGCCTACAACCGGGTACAGGTCCAGTTTCGGAACCGGGAGAACCAATACAATCAGGAAATCGTCTCGGTCGAGGATCAAGACGCAATCGAGAAGTACGGGCTAAAGATCGCCCCCGTGGTGACGATGGACTTTGTCTGTCTGTCCGCCATAGCAAAGCAGATCGCGCAGTTGACGCTGCAGCGAATGCTCTACAAGCGGAACACCTACGAGTTCGAAATCAACGCCCGGTTCGGCATGCTCGAACCGATGGACATCGTGACGCTGACCGACCCGGTTCTTGGGCTCGACCGAACCCCGGTCCGGATCACCCGGATCGAAGAGCAGGATCACAGTTACACGGTTACTGCCGAGGAACTGCCGATAGGCGTCGCCGCTGCAGCTACCTACTCCCACGATGACGGCCTCCGTTGGCAGGCCAACCAGAACCTCCCGCCGCTGGATTGCGAAGACCCGATCATTTTCGAACTGCCCGCCGACCCGAGTGCCACGGGTCTTTGCGTCGGCATCGCGGCGGGCGGGCAGACAACCGACCTGATGTATGGCGGTTGCAACATTTGGCTGTCGATGGACGGCGTCAATTACAAGAAAGAAGGCACGATATGGGGGTCGAGCAGGTATGGCGTAACCAGTGCCTCTCTGGCTGCTCATGCCGCCGGGATCGACACCACTAACACCCTGAGCGTTGCCCTCCGGTCGAACGGCGAGATGTTGTCCG